AGCGAGGTTAGGCTCAAGCCCGAGGCTTGGCGCGAAAAGCACTTGGCATCAAAACCAGAGGCAACCGAGGAGTTTACGGGAAGGGCAAAAGAACAGGGCCTTAAGTACACCTGGGAGAAAGGGATAGGTGAGCTTCCGAAAGGATCTGAACTGACAGACAAAAGCTGGCTTGCCATTGGCCCAGATGGCACGAAGTGGAGCCAGGGAGGAGATCTGAGATGGTACCCAGTTATGGGTACTGGCACGTATAAGGACTGGGAGGAAGACCCCGACCTTGGCATAAGGAGAATGAGGCCAGAGGGGGAGGGTTTAGTAAGAATACAAGAGAGCCTCAATAAGATGAGGCAAATAACAGAGGACTTAAAGAGCGGGAGAACTGGCGCGAAGCCCCGTGCGGATCTCGCACATATCGGAAGGTCTGTAGCTGCTTATAACGCGCAACAACGCCGCAAGCGTAGACGTGGTGGTGGAGGTGGTGTTGCTGCGGGGGATCAGCGCGGACTCCTCGATGATATTTTGGTTGGCGATGAGACCGAGCCGCATACGGCAGAGGGCTTGGATGACTTTAGTGATCTTAGCGACATCGATTTGCCGGAGTTCCCAGAGCCGACCTCTGGCATTGGAACAGCCGGTGCCCTTGGTGCGCTATCCATCCCGCTGTTGGCGCTCCTTGGAGCCGTTGCTCTTAGCTCCAAAAAGAAAGAGAAGAGAAGATTCCGTAGGACCCGTCGAGGCAAAAGGATATATCGAGACGATGGTTAGAAAGAAGCGCAATTACAAGAAAGAATACGCTCGTGACCATGCGTCCAAGAAGGCCAAGAAGGCGCGTGCAAAGCGTAACAACGCCAACCGTAAGCTCAAGCCAGGACCCGGTAAAGAAGTAGATCACAAGAAGCCCTTATCAAAGGGTGGATCAAACAAGAAGAGTAATATAAGGGTTGTCAGTCGCTCTACCAATAGGAAGAAGGCAACAAAGACAACCAGAAGAACGAAAAAGGGGAAGAGATGAGACGTGCTGACGAGGAAGAGTTGGAAGAGATTTATCACGAGGAGGAGATTGTGGTTTTGGATGGATTCGATGAAGCTCTTCTTGGGTTTGCTGAACGGTATAACTTTACTTCTCCTATTGCTGTTTATGACAAAGATGTGTGTCTTTCTGTTTTGAAAAAGAACCGCAATCTTTCTGACGCTGAAGCGAGAGACTTCTTTGAGGCGAACCTACTTGGTTCGTGGTTTGGTTCATCTACCCCGCTGTTTGTCACCATCGACCCGATGACAGAACACTAATACGGATAGACCTTCTCGATAGACATGGACATGAGCATAGCCGCGAGGCCAGGGTCTTCTGCATCTTTGATGATCCCCCGGTCTGCGTAATCGACCTCTTGGTACTTAATCTTTCTTTTGTCTAGCATATGCTCTATGTCTTCTCTGGTCTGGTTGTTCTCACAGTAGATGATCCCCGCATCTATAATGGAGCCACCCAAGTCGAACACTTCCCTCATCAGATCCTGGTCTAACGACCTCTTCATTGCTATTGATATGTATGCCACCGTCTTATCTCCTTGCTTCATCAAGAGCTATCTGTGCTCTGAACAGTGCGTCGTCATCCAACATAGAGACAGCCTCTACGTAGACGTATGGATTGTCCTTCTTGCCTATGTTTTTCTTCAATACAATCAAGGTAGAGATATCCCTATCATCATGCGTCGTTATCATAGTCTCTTGTATAGCGTCTAGAACCACCTTCACGGGCGCGTCTACATCTGGGCAATGGGTGAGTCCATGTCGGACTATGAGGAGCACAGGAGGGCTTACAGGCTCTCCAGAGGTGGTTGCACAAGTCTCTACTGCATCCAACCATTTCTTCTTTGCGTGGTGTGCAGCCCTCCAATGCTGCGACCTGAGTTTATTGCCTAAGCACTGGCGAAGTAGCCAGATTGGATCTGTTTTCTTCCACAGCGCGTACTCGTCTTTCTCTTTGGTTCTAGATGGTGGTCGCACCCCTGATATATAGAATGTCATCATAGCAATGACCCTATTAACAGGACTGCTCCAATGGCCGGGAGTACTCGGTGATACCACATTGGTTCATAGAACCGCTGCGTGTCTCTTAGTATCACCCTTACCACCCCGATATCCCTCATCTTCTTAAGCTCTCTGTACGTTCCCCCTCGTCTGTATCTGTCTGCCATGTCCACCGCCGGTATGATAATGAGCGCCAGACCGATCCACTTATCCATTTGCTTCCTCCTATTTTTCTTTGATGCAGCATGCAGCCGGATCAAAACTGTATTGAAGTGCTACGTTCTCTCCTTGTTTACACTTCTCTATGTTGACCACAAGGTCACTAAACTGTGCGTTCTGTTGGGTCTGAGAGTTACGGGGATCTCGGTAGGGCCGGTATATAACGGCACCAACGAAAGCCTTTTGCTCTGCCGCTCCAAGCCATTCGACATGACGCAGCCCTGGCATCGTAGGGAGAGGCTCTCTCTCCCACTCTCTGTTCAACTGAGCGGTAAGCATCAGAGGCACTTCCAGCCTCTCCGCTTCCTTTTCCAGCATGGCCCAACAGTACTCAAGAAAGTCCCTCCTGCTTCTCCCATCCCCCCTCTCGGAATAGATGGCTTGTAGGTAATCGATCCATATGATCTCACACTTATGCCTGACAACGAGGTCATTCATAATTCGTATGATGTCTATGATGCGAGCGCCTTTGGCGTCTGTGAGGTGGATGTTGTCCAGGTATGCAGCCTGAGTTGTTGACGCAAGAGCCACCTCCTCTGCCTCGCTGATGGGGTCTGTGTCATAGGCAGACTTACTCAGCACCTGGTCACGTATCTTCCTGAGAGGAACACCAGAGACTCTAGCCATCCAGCGACTAGCCCACACAGAAGGGGAGTCTTCCAGCCCCACTACGCCAACCCTGTGACCCGCCATAGCCTGATGGCTAACAACCTGTGCGGCCCAGGAGCTTTTGCCATGCGATGTTCTTGCAGCCCAGAGATAAGTACACCCAGGCACCAGGGCACCAATGACCTGATCCAGCTTTTGAAAGCCGGTGTGTATCTTGGCCCTTGGCTTATCGTCCCTCTCCTCCCAGAGGTTTTGTACCAGCTTACGAATGCTGGTGGCATGGTATCTCCCCGTTCCATTCACCCCTACGATATCGGATTGCAGATGGGTCAGTGTCTCCTCTGGACTTGCTGCTCCCTCAGACAACTGGAACAGCCGGTCGCATACGCTCCTGTCTATCCCCCGAATACCTGCATAGAGTTGTAGTAGTTCGTGGAACCTCTCTGGCTTGCCCTCTATAGTGGGGTCTCTTAGCCCATCCCATAGCCCACGGACATCTACGTGGTTGTTCCTTTGGAACTCAGCCGTGCAGGTAACCTCCTCAAACGTAACTGTCTCCAAGAGGGGGTCTTCTTTCCCCCTCATGTTGATGGCTTGCTCGATCATTCTCCAGACGGTGAACAGTTCCTCGTTGGCAAATAGCTGGTGTGGCCTACTGACGCTGTTGATGTAGCGCGGTGTTTGAACCACAGTCGCAATGAAATAATACTCTGGCCTCCACGTTGCATCGGGCGGGAGCCGGTGTCGTATGGCACTCATGCGTACCTCCATCCTGTGTTGACTTTTTCTTCTGTTAACTCAGAGGCTGTCTTGAAGAAAACCTTGAAGGAGTATCCATACTTTGCATACCGCTGGTCATCGAAGTAACGCTGTACTGCGGTAAACAGGGATTGTCCTAGCTCGTCATAGAGGGTTATCCAGTCCCTCTTCTCGCTCCAGAACGCCCCTGTCATTCGCATGTTCTTCTTCCCGGTCGTTATCTTGTATGCGCTGTCCCATGCCTCCATGAGCCTCTTGATGGGCACATCGTCCGGTACAGGAGCAGACCAATCGCCAGTAAACAGGTAGGAGAGGGGAGACATATCTACCTCCCACACTCCCCTGGTTACAGTGCTCTTCTCCAGGTTGATAGCATCGTGCTCCGCCAGCTTCGTGATGGCAGTCTCCACCTGTGCCTTCGTAGCCGCCAGTCGTTCAGCCAATGCGCTTGGCTTAATAGACACATGAAGACTTTCGGGCGAGGTGAACGACGCAAGATGAATAAAGATTCCCAGCCTTAGCGGTGACGCAAATGCGGGGTTAGCCATAACTTCCCTCACGTTAATTTGTAGGTCCATTTTTGTTTACACGTCCTTTGCAATCTCCTTCCAGTCAACCCATTTCTGTCCAGTCTCGTCCAGTTGGAATGCCTTCCCCCCCTTGGCCGGTTGGACTGGGTCTACCCATACAGCACAGATCTGTTGGCCCCCTACCTCTGAGTAGGACGTACCGTCATCTGTTGGAGCAGCCCATTCTATCTGGGTGTTTTCATCAAAATAGGGCCATGTTGCTTGGGTCGGTGGAGGCGCTAGAGTTTTTTTTTGAGCCGGTCTTGAGCAAGCGATGGTACTCACAATCACTTCTGTGCGGTACCGCGTCTGCTTGTTCTCGTCCTGTATCGATGTGTCCTTCCAACTACGGGTCTGCAATCGACCTCGCACCATGACTGGATCGCCCTGGAATAGCCCTGCACATATATCTGCAAGGTATCCCCAGGCAGTACATCGATGATACTCTGTTGCCTTCTTATCTCCAGATTCCCACGAGGTAGCCACCGTGAAGTTTGCTACCACCTGGTTCTCTTTGAGGTGCTTAATCTCTGGATCACCAGCGAGTCTTCCATCTAGAATTACTTGATTCAAATCAACCATGCTTCCCTCCAATTATTAGTTATCTAAGTCTAGTGACATTTGACGAATGACCTTGCACGCTTTTCTAAGCTCTATGCTTGCTTTGCGAAGTCGCTTACCAGCAGCCTTGTTTCCCTCCATCTGCTTCTCTGAGTTTTGAACCATGTCGTTTGACCACGATGCAATGATGTCTGCCATTTCCTTTACGTTCATTTTATTATCCTTGAGTTAAAGTAAACGAGGCACCTGATAACGGTATGCCTCCCCGTCCGCTTAAGGTTAGTTCATCCGGGTGAGGGCGACTGAGAAAGACAGCCAGGGATAACTGCCATATCTCTCCACTTTCCAGTGGACTGCCGTGCAACCTAACGAAACACTCCCGGTCTCTCAAACCGTCGTAAGAGAGAAGCCCCTGAGCATAGGCAGAGCAACCCACCTACGCCCTCTACAAGCTAACCTTCAAAGTTTTGCAATGCCTCAATCAGAGGATTGGTAATCTTGTTCTCTTTGACCACCTGCTCTGCTGTGGCACATCCTGTGTGTTTACGAACAATCTCCGATATGGTTACGAAAGTAAACCCGTTCTTGATTACCCGCTCACACGCTCTCTTGAACTCCTCTACATCGCCTTCTTCAGCGTCGATAGCGGGAGGTGCTGGCCTTACTGCTACCACCTCTCCGTTGAAGTCCTCAACCACTTTCTGTACAGCGGACTCCTCCTCTGCAAATACCTCCATCAGGGTCTTTCCCTGCTCCTCTGGAGCCTCTACAGGGTCAGGGAGGGGTGCTCCTCCTCCATTGACCATGCGATACAGTGCCCCGCGTCTCTCACCCTCTAAGAGGATGGCCCCCTTCTGGACAAGAGACTTTGCAGCATTGGAGAACTGAGACTGAGTAAGTCCCGTCGCTTTACGCAAGTCCGAGTTTCCCATAGGGACACTGCTGTTACGTAGTGCCTCTACGATCATGTCCTCTTTGTCCTCCATGCTCAGATAAGAGGAGGAAGGAGGAGGGGGGGGAGCCGGTGCTTGAGGCCCCACTACCTGAGAGGCTGGGGGCGCAGGAGCTACAGGCGCAGCTACCCGCTGTTGTTGTACCCCTTGCACAGGTGGGGGAGGAGACGACGGGCGACCCTTAAAGTCGTCCGCCTCCTCCTCGGAATAGACGTGACCGGAGAGTCCGGCGAGCTTGAGGATAACTCTATCCTTACCCCGTTTCTCGCTCATCGCAAAGGGATATGGGTTTTTATTGTTGTAGGGCATAGCCTCACCGATAGACCACGAAGACTTGTCTCCCATGTGCCCCGTGACCAGCATCACAGCTTCTTTCCCTTTGGCGTCCGTATGGACGAACTCAGGATTATCAAATGTGATCCCTGCCTTATCTGCAATGCGCTCACAGTACCTGTGTAAGATTACCCACGTACCGTGGCAGTCCCAACACGCTTCACGAGGATCAACCCCGTACTTCTCCAATATCTCTCTGACCATTTTATCTAGCTTTGCCATAATATCTCCTTCACCTCTGGGTTTATTGGTTCTTCATGCCCCTGGCACACGTCGTACCTTCTGCACCATCGGGCTGCACATCTAGCTGCTTTGTAGGTTCCATCCTTTTGCCGTCTGCCCCATACCATCTCGTCTGATTGGGATGGGATATGGGGGATGGTTCCATTCTCTTTGTGGATATCCACCTCGTCGAAGATATCCAGATAGACCTCCACGTCCATCGGGTCTATATCAAATTGAACACAGTGGATCTTTGGCTGGTCTTCCTTCTTGTTTCCGTACCCGGTTGTGGGCCGATCAATGGCGAAGTATGCTACCAGCCCACCGCCGAACTCGTAACCGCTGAATACCAGATCGCGTACTTTAAAGCCGCTGACTTCTGGGTAGTCTTTGTCGGCCACTACGCTCTCGCAGTACACGCTTATCTGTCGAATGTGTTCTGGCTTTGCCTGGTCGGCCTCCAATACCATCTTGTATGGGAACGCACCTGCACTCTTCACATCCATCATGTACCACTTGCCTCCAAGGGGCATCCCCTCTGGGATAAGGATGATCCCATCGATGTGACCGAGGACCGGCTTGCCCCTGGGGGTTGTTGCCTGGACCGTCATCTGCTGGCAGGTAACTGTAATCCCGGCATCTTTGAGGTACTGGATAACCCGGTCTTCCACATCGTGCCCCTGGTCGAAGCGGAAGCTATCGCCCCATTTCGGGTCTGGTGGATTAGACCACGGCTCACCCAATGAGTGCAGTACCATGTCTCTAAGGCAACGAGAAACAGCGGACGTTCTGTGGTAATAGCGACCGTCCTCTGTCTTCGTTAGCTTCTTTGAGGCTACCTCTAAGACATGCTCTGATAACTGTGCTGCTTCACTCCCCATTACTCACCTCCCACTTTCTTGATGGCGTTCCGAAGCTCAATAGTGATTCCTGAACAACCATCGTAGCCATTCAAGAACTCTTGAGAAATAAACCGCTTTAGGGTTTGAATATCTTCTAGGGCATGGAT